CAAACATGACAAACAACAATCGTGGACAAGGCGCGCAAGCGCCGCGTCAGCGCAAGCGAAGCGCGCGAGCATGACACGCAAACTAACCGAACACGACACAACGATCTACAAGCAAGCACGTGCAGAACTACTGCGCGACTCACCTATCTGCCATTGGTGCAAGAAGAACACAGCAACAGAATTAGATCACCTTGTTGAATCAGACAAAGGTGGAACAATAGAAGACGGATACGTCGCAGCATGTAAGCCATGCAACAGCGCTCGAGGCGCAACGTATCGCAATAAGAAATTGGCGAACGCAAAGCAAAACAGGGAAAAAGCAATAAACGATTTTTTATACAGCTCTCAACTGCCCCCGAGCCCCATCCATCATTTTGTCGCCAACAGCCCAGATCAGCCTGAACCAGCGCCAACTGGCCATGATCGGCCGAGACTGGAAACGATGGTGCCTGACCATGCCGGCTCACTAGCTGGACTTGTGGGGGACATGGCAAAACAGGTGCTGCACATAGACCTGATGCCTTGGCAACTACATGCTCTTGAGGGAATGCTGGCGGTTGACGCTGATAACAAGTTTGTGCATCGCTCGAGCCTTGTGTCGGTTGCGCGTCAAAACGGTAAGACCACAATCATCCAGGCGCTTATCCTGTTTTGGCTTGTGGAAATGCCAAAGATTCGTGGCGGTAAGCAGACCGTTGTATCTGGCGCGCACAGACTTGACCTTGCGTGTTTGCTTTTTGATGATCTTGCCCCAATCCTTGAGGAGTACTACGGCGCCAAGATCGTCAAGTCTTACGGCCGTTATCAGGCCACCATGCCAGACGGCAGCAAGTGGTGGGTAAAAGCATTGAAGCCAAACCAAGGTCACGGTATGAGCATTGACCTAGTAATCGTTGACGAGTTGTTTGACGTCAACCCTGACTCTGTAGAAGGCGGTCTGTTGCCGGCACAGCGCGCACGAAAGAATCCCTTGGCTTGCTTTTTCAGTACAGCTGGGACGGAAGAAAGTGTGTTGTTTCAGCGCTGGAGAGAAGCAGGCATTCGAGCCATTGACAAGGGTGAGCCGTCAACGATGTATATGGCGGAATGGTCGCCTGACCCAAGCCTTGACCCGTTGCACCCAGCGTCATGGGCGTGGGGTAATCCTGCACTCGGTTACACGTTGGACATGGACACAATAAGACAAGAGTCAACTAACCCTGATCGCGCGTCGTTCTTGCGCGCATCCCTAAACCTTTGGGTCAGCGTTGTGCGCGGATGGATTGAACCAGGGCGCTGGCCGTCATTGGAATACACAGGTGACATACCTAGCGGTGGGGTCGTGGCGATCGAGTCTTCGTTGGACGACTCCCGATACAGCGCGACCAGATGCGTCAACTTGTCAGACGGTCGGGTGCTTGTCACCGTGGCATTTATCGCCGAGTCAATCACCGAACTGTGGGAAAACGTGCAGGAACTTGCCAAAGACCCTACGATCAGGTTCGCCTTGTCGCCAACCGTGGACGCAACGTGCCCACCGAACATCGAGCGCCGCAGGGTCGTGGTCGGTTACGCAGAACTAGGTCGCTTTACACCGCTAGCCAAGAACATGATTGCCGAGGCACGATTACTTCACACAGGAGAAAAACTGTTAGCCGAACATGTCCAGCGCGCCGTTGCTGTTCGCACCGACAACACGATCGTGCTATCAAGCAAGCGATCACCTGGGCCGATCGAGTTAGCGCGCACAATGGTCTGGGGAATCGGAATGTGTGCCCGTCCAGTTAACAGCGGAAAGCCCATGCTTGTCGCGGTAAATAACTAAGATGATCGCGGCGACCGCGCACCTTGCCTTTTGTCGGAATCGGATAAGTCATGCGCGGTTGCCACTTATATGACAAAGTAGGAACATGGCGATCTTTAACAAAACCAAAAAAGCAGCAATAAGCCCAGCGCCAAGCAAGGCTGCAGCTGCAGGCGGTTTTGCTCCTGGCTATTCGTCGTCCAATGTTGGCGTGAACATGATCGGCCAGTACTACACCTACCGCGAAGGCGAAGCGCGTAACGCAGCGATCAGCGTCCCAACAATTAACCGCGCGCGCGATCTCATGGCGTCGGTAATTGGCTCAATGAATCTTCGCTCATACAACGAGTTTTGGAACGGCGAAGAAATGGAGAAGATTTACATCGCTCCACGTTCATGGTTGCGCCGACCAGACCCAACAGTTTCGTTCCAGTTCCTTATGAGCTGGACTCTTGATGACCTCATGATGTTTGGGCGCGCGTTTTGGTACATCACTTCACGCACCGCCGACGGATACCCGGCCACGTTCACTCGACTGCCAGCAGGCTCAATCACCACTACCGACATGGCTGGTCCTGTGTGGTTTGCTCCATCGTCACAGGTATATTTCCAAGGCGGAGAAATTGACCCAGCAAATCTTGTGCAATTCTTGTCTCCAGCACAAGGCCTGATCTACTCGGCACCAGGCGCAATTGAAACCGCGCTAAAACTTGAAGCAGCGCGCAACCGCAACGCATCGTCAAGCATTCCTGCCGGCGTACTCAAACAAACTGGTGGCGAACCACTTAGCGCGCAAGAACTTGCTGATTTGGCTAGCGCGTTTAATGCCGCTCGAGCAACCAATCAAACTGCAGCGCTTAACGAGTATTTGACATACACGGAAACAAACAGCACACCTGACAAGATGCTTTTAATTGAGGCGTCGCAATATCAGGCGCTTGAAATGTCACGTCTTGCAAACGTGCCACCGTATTTGGTTGGCGTTGCTACAGGCGCTTATTCATACCAGTCGTCACAGCAAGCGCGCGCAGATCTTTACTTGTTTGGCGTAAAATTGTATGCCGACGCAATTGCTGGCGCTTTGTCAATGGACAACGTGCTACCGCGCGGAACATACGTCGAGTTCGACGCCGATGAATACCTAGAAGAAAACTTTATGGCCGATCGCATGGACAATGAAGAAGTAGTTGTAAGAGAAAACACTCAAGAGGAGTTAGCACGATGATTAAGTTAATTGCAGGAGATTTCACACTTGACGCTGCCAAAGGCGACGCACCACGACGCACGATCAGCGGAACCGCAGTTCCCTACAACGTGCCGGCAACGGTGTCGGATGGAACACAAGTGATTTTCCGTCCAGGCTCATTGCCAGTCGAGGGTAAAGCACCTCGTCTTTTTATGTATCACAACGCCAGCATGCCAGTCGGCGTAGTCCAGGAACGTGTGTCAACAGAGGAAGCAATGCTGTTTACCGCCAAGATCAGCGCAACCAGCCTTGGCAACGACGCGCTTGTTATGGCTGCCGATGGCACCATTGACCAAGTATCTGTTGGCGTAAACCCAACTAAGTTCTCATACGACGAAGCGGGCACAATGATCATTGAAGCAGCCGACTGGACAGAGCTGTCGCTCGTTCCGATCGGTGCGTTTGGTGACATGGCCAACATCGCCACCGTCGCTGCGAGTATCCACCAAGAGCCCGAAGAAGTAGTGTTAAATGAAGAAGTAGTCCCAGAACAGGAGATAGAACCCATGTCAGAAGTAACCGCACCAGCAGTTGAGGCAACAATCCCTACTGCACCAATTTTTGCACAAGCTAAAAAAGAATTCGTTTTGCCAAGCGCAGGCGAATACATGGCCGCTTACCACATCGGTGGCGACACGTTTAAGAACATAAACGCTGCAGTCGCTGAATACACAGCATCAAAGCGCACCGCATTGCAGGCAGCTGCAGGCGACGTGCTCACAACTGACACACCTGGTCTGTTGCCAGTTCCAGTACTTGGGCCATTGGTTCAAGACCTGAACTTCTTGCGTCCAGTAGTCGATGCTGTAGGAGCTCGCGCTTACCCAGACAACGGACAGTCAAAGACCTTTATTCGTCCAACAATTACCACGCACACGAGCGTTGCATCACAATCAGAACTTGGTTCAGCATCAGCAACAACCATGGTGATTGCATCCAACTCAATTAGCAAGACCACACTTGCTGGTCAAGTAACGCTGTCAGTTCAGGACATTGACTTCACTTCACCTGCAGCAATGCAGTTGATCTTGAATGACCTCATGGGCGAATACATGATTGCTTCTGACAACTTGGCTGCAGACAACTTGCTTACCGCAGCAAACTCGTCAGGCGTTTGGGACGGCACCGTAGCCGACTTGCTGAAGTCTGTTTATGACTCGGCAGTTGACATTTCATCAAACCGAAACTGGACACCTACCCACATGTTCGTAAGCCCAGACGTATGGGGTCAACTTGGACAACTTGCCGACACAACTGGCCGTCCAGTATTCCCATTCATCGGCGCTGGCCTCACCGGTCAGAACGCACTTGGTGGCGGTCAGGCATCTTCATGGAACGGCAACCCACTCGGCTTGCAGTTGGTAGTTGACAGCAACTTCGCTGCCAAGAC